GCGATGGTTCCACACCCGTCCATGAATTTATAACATCTGGATCGACCTCCGTCCACGAGGAACCGGGAGATGGCGTCACGCCAGACCAAGACGTCGGAGGAGTGGGAGAAAGCGGGTCCCACGCGGTACCCGGTACGGGAACGATTTCGCCCCAGATAAGGACGATGCCAATCGCACCGGAGGCCGACACACCCGTGAGCAGGACGTCGGCCCCAGCCTCAGCGATAACGTCGCCAACCTCACCAGTCCCGGAGACACCTGTGACCTCTACGAGCGTCGGAATGATGATCGTTACGTCGCCGACAGCGCCAGAAGCCTCAACGCCCGTAACGGCGACATCAGCGCCAGCCTGAGCAACAACGTCGCCCACAGTGCCAGCGGCGGAGACACCAGTGGGTAGGACAAGAGCAGAGCCTGAGACGACGACGTCGCCTGTCTCGCCTGTGGCGCTCACTCCGGTAACGGAAACAACAGCCCCGCCCACCGCGACGACCGTGCCCACGGCACCAGAGGCGCTTACCCCAGTGACCGCGACGTCAGCCCCAGCCCGCGCAATGACCGCACCTACGGCCCCAGTAGCCGAGACCCCCGTTGTCAGGACGAGGGCAGAGCCCGTAACGGTGACAGTGCCTACGGCCCCCGAGGCAGACACGCCTGTCGGGAGTACAAGAGCAGAGCCTGTAACGGTGACAGTGCCTACAGCGCCAGTGGCAGAGACCCCAGTGACAACGACCGGAAGGGCTTCACCCCAAGCCCCCGAGGACCACGCTCCACGGCCCCAGCCTGTTAGGGTCGTGTTCGCCATGGAGTGCCCCCAGTTAGGCGATGCGGATGATCGCGTTGGATGCGTCTGCTGCTGGGAACTGGATGGTGAAGGTTCCAGCGGTCGAAATCTTGTCAGCACCGAAGTCCAACACCACGACAGTCGGGTTCGTGTAGGTGTGCGCGGGGGTCGTGTTGTAGATCAGCGCACCGCGAGCCGTGATAGTCGATGACGTGAACGATAGGTCGTCGAAGTCTGCGAATGCAGTGGTGCCGGAGACCGCAGGGCTGATGTTGGTCAGCGTGCCGCCACCAGCTGAGTATGTGCCAGAGTTGGCCACTTCATTCGTCGCGGTGTATGCGGTGGTCGCAGCGGTGAACGACGCGCTGTTGGTGTAGAGCGCGAGCTTGAAGGTGTCGCCTCCAGAGGACCGGAAGTCATGGACGCCCTCGAGGAGCTCATCCTTGAAGCTGGTGCACATATAATTGCCTGAGAACGCGATGATAGCCTCCTATCCGTTATAGTGCCGCCTTTCGCTCTGCCCACCATTGCCGCATACGAGCGGAATGAGCCTCACGATTGGCCTGTTGAGTTGCGGTCATCTTAGCACGAGTTTCGTCGCTGTGCGAGTACCCCTTGCGCCAGTCAGACAGTCCAGAGTTCCATACTGCCCGACCCTTTCGAAACTCTGTGTCTGGAGAGTTCCTGCCACGCGCTCGCGCTGAAGCGCTCATTTTTGCCCTAGACTCCTCGGTGTACTTAAAGCCCCTTCTGGAGTTAGCCGCCTTCTCCCGCTCGGAGGCGAAGATGCGAGCCTTAAATTCCGGCATGCGTCCCATCGCTATCAGTGCCAGCCACAGGCCGCGCACCTCCGGATGCATCCTAACAAGCAACTTGTGGGCAACAAAGTGCTCCTTGGCCGTCAGCCTAACGATGTTTTCGTTGCTGTTTGACCCGCCCATGCAGCGCGGCAAAACGTGATGCCTTTCGCTATACCCCTCCAGCCTGCGGGAGGAGGAACGGCGCATCAGGTCATCATATATGCGACCGTAGTCCACATCAGAGCTCCCTGATCACCCGAGCGGCGACCTCAAGACCAGCCTGCTCGAGTTTAGCTATGACCGACTCGCGGTCTTCTTTTGCGGCCACCTTAACATAGTGCAGGACGACCGCCAACAGCTGCTCTCGGAAGGCCCTTGCCTGCATCGCGAGCTCCGGCGGGGCTGTGTCGGCAACGCGGATAATCCGGTCAACGCACAGTTCAGCCACCTGCTCAGGGCTGTGGCCCCCATTGGAGGACGTCATGACACTGACGGAGCCGGGAGTGCCCATACCAACAAACATCAGCCAACCCCGGACATAGTGCCATCACGATAGTCGTCGCGCTTAGACCGCAGGTCGATGCCAAACAGCTGTGCCATGGCTTCCATATAGCGGTTCGTGTAGAGCTGTAGCATATCAGCGTCCCCCTTGAGGTAGGTATACGCTTCGACGAGCGAACCATACAAGAGGGCTGTTTCGGCGTTGTCTCCGAGCCACGAAGTGCCTGTATCCACGATGGACGGCGGGTCGTAGTAGTAGTGCAGCTCGGTGGCGTAGGCAGAGTTGGGTGTCGGTCCGAGGATGAAGTTACCCTCACTGCCAACCTGATCGCCGTTGAACTGGGCGTAGTACTTCGGCAGACCCTGCGTCGATGCGCTCGGATAGGCCTCGCGGATGAAGTTGACGTCCTTGTCGTAAAGATAGCTGTAGTTCCCAGACCCATCTATGACGGCCAACGAGAACACCGACAAGAAGTCGGACGGGCGGGCAAGATACTGATTGCCCGCCGTCATAGCGGCAGTGGCGTTCTTACGCAGCTCGGGGATTTGCACCGAGCGATAGATGCGCTCCTCAGCCTGCCGAACAAACGTGGGGATGTTGGAGACAAAGCTCGTTTCCGAGGTCTCCAAGTAATCCTGTAGCGCAGCGGTGAGTTGCGTATAGTTCATCTATCAGCCAGCCTTGCTGTACTTGCCGCCCATCTTGGCAGCGCCCATGCCGCGGCACTTGCCACCCATGGCCATCTTTTTAACCCGGCCACCCTTCTTCATACCGGGTGGCTTTGGCGCGGGAGCGGGGGCACCACCCGATGGAGCCGGACCAGCAACCGGAGGCTTGCCCATGGCGGGCCTGCTCATGGTAGGGGGACGCGATCCGCCAGCACCGCCGCCCATACCAGCGCCCATTTTGCTTGGGGAGCCGCCCATGCTGCGCGGTCCACGCGGGCCCTCCATGTCACGAGCAGGCGCACCACCCATACCGGGGCCGCCCACGCCGCGAGAAGGCTTGGGAATGGAGGGAGGAGCGGAGCGTGTGGGCCCGACTCTATCGGGACCGTCGCCCATGCCACGAGGACCCTTGACGCCCTCCATGTCTCGCGAACCGCGTGGACCGCTCATTTCGCGGACGCCGCCGCCGGTGGTGCTACCCATGCCGCGAGGAGGCCTTGGAGGCTTTGGGGCGCTCGTTCCTCGGACGCCACCGCCGCTAGTGCCACCCATGCCCGGACGAATAGAAGTGGGTTTTCCATCCGGGATCGGACCTCGAGTCTTTCCCGGCGACTTAATGCTGATCGGTGGCTTGCCACCATCCGGCATTGGGCGTTTTGGTTTGCTCATCGTTCTGCGCTCCTTACGTTGTGACCACGGTCACGGTTCCAACAGACCCTACCATATCCTGAATAGGATTCCAAACGGGGTTCCAACCCCACAGAGCATTCGACTCCAGAATGGCTGTGTCAGGGCGTGGATCGTACAAGGACTGCGGGTCGTTCACCTTCACCTTGCCGAGGAAGTTCTGAGGCTGGTCTGGGTCACGCACATCACGACCCACACGGAATCCGGTGCGTTGACCATTCTGATACTCATAGACGAGATCGCTCAGGGGGTACCTGAAGCCAGTCCTGTCGCAGAAACCAAACGCCTTGCTGCCCTTTGCATATGCCATCAGTAGCTCCACGGGCTCATGGGTACGAACGACACTGAACCGCGGTCGCGATCCTCGTCAGCCGCGAGGGCGAACTGCTCCTCGTACTCACGCTTCAACGCAGGCATCATGCCCTGAGACTCAGGCTTCTTGGCGGCAATGTAGTAGGCAAGGCCCGCTACAAGCGCAGGGACGAAGCGTGGAGGCACCATCGTGGTGTCAGCGCCGATACCAGAGGCGAGACCGTCAATGCCCTTCAGGCGGTAGTAGAACAGCGTGTACGGCATAGTCGCGTCAGGGACAGGCCACAGCGTCACCTGCGTGGACGTGGATAGGCGCTGCACGAAGATTTGAGTCGGCCTTCCAGCGGTCAGCTTATTGGTCTGCTGAGCATATGTGGAGACCGAGATGCGCTCTAGGAACGTGTCGGTCTGGTTGGTGCCAGTGCCCGTGCGAAGCTGATGCTCGATCAGGTCGATGGTGCCCGTGGGCATGGTATAGTGCGGTGTGCCAGCGGTAAGCACCTGCGTCCCGGACTCAATGGTGAAGAGGTTGAGCCCACGGTTGGCCCACTCCAGCGTCATGATGTTGAGGCTGCGACGTGCGGTCTTCAGGTCGTACCCTGATTTCATCTCGAGGCCAGCCCTCTCGAAGGCTTCCTCAAAGAGTTCCGGCAGATCGGGTACGATGACGGCCATGGCTTAGTCCCTAAATTTCGCGGTCTTCTTTGCAATGCGCTTGGGCTGAGCAACGAACTGCTTTCCCTTGGCGGTTCCCTCACGCTTGGCTCGGGTAGTCGCAGCATACTCCGAAGGGCTCAGGGCGTCACGGGCCTTTTTGGGCAGGTATCTCTCCCCAGTCTTGCCGGATGGTTTGCCGCTCTTGGTGCCCCAGTCCTCCTTGCCCCACTTTGACAGGGACTTCTGGGCAGCAGTCTTCTCGCCTGTGTAGCTGCCACCCTTCTCTTTGTAGATTTTACCAGCGAGCTGCATGGCGCGAGCTGAGTGCTTCCCGCCCATCTTGGCCTTGGCTTGCGCCTTGGACTGATCCCACAGCTTCTCGTTGGTGCGACCCATGGCTACTTGAAGCCTTTCACGCACTTGACTGCACGAGCGCAGTCACCCGGATTTCCGCACTGACGGCACGGCATGAACTCCGCGGCCTGCTCGACCGCGGTTGTGTCCACCTGTGCCTCTACTTTCGGCGTTGTTTTCTTAGCCATAACTCGGCCTCCTGCTGGGGTTATCTGACTTCTGGATCGCGCCCTCCGCGGGCACCGCCACCGGGGTTACCGCCGCCAGACTTACCGCCGCCGCCAGACGTACCCTTGCCGGGATCAGCAGTTTTGCTCGGGGTAGAGGCCTTGGATGGCTTAGCGTCGGGACGAGCAACAGGCCTATTTGCTTGCGTAGGCTTGCCCTGCGGCTTGCTCAAGGAAGCGATAGCCTGATTGACACGGCTTCCCGGATTGTTCGTGTTCACACCACCCGGCATGTAAGAGCCGATGGTTGCCATTGACGTAGTTCCGCGATTACCGCCACCGCCAGATTGAGCGGGTGCAGCCTTGGCGCGATCAGGAGCCGACGGGCTAAACGAATCCGGCTTCGTTGAGGGCTTGGTGGTAGCCGCAGTGGTCGTGGGGGCTGCGGGCTTCGGAGCAGGAGCTAGGCCCTGCTGCCCTTGGTAGTAGTTGTGCTCGGGGTCGATTCCCGGACGATACCCAGCCGGAGCGGGGACAAATGTACGAGCCCCACCGCTAGCCAAGGAACCAAGACCCGCGCCAATTCCGCCAGCAGGACTGTTCGCAGCAAACCTCTGCAGCGCAGCACTGTATGGAGATGGCGTCCCTCCGAGAGCGGCGGGAGGCGCGGGAGCGGCCACTGGAGCAGGCGCAGGAGCGGCGGCAGCAGAAGGCATAGTGGCGGCAATTGGAGCTGCAGCGGTAGGAGCAGCGGTAGGAGCAGCGGTAGGGGCAGCGGTAGGGGCAGCGGTGGGAGTGGCGATAGGGGAAGCCGTAGGCTTGGCCGTAGGTTTTGGTCCAAGCGGGTTTTTGAATCCCGGGAATAACGTGGGCTTGTCCGCAGGTTTTGGCGCAAGCAGGTCCTTGAGCCCCGGGAGTAGCTTAGGCTTGTCCTTAGGCTTGTCCTTAGGCTTTTCCGTAGGCTTGTCCGCAGGCTTGGCCGCAGGCTTGGCCGCAGGTTTGGCTGTGGGTTTGGCCGTAGGTTTTTGTGCAAACGGGCTCTTGAATCCCGGGAATAACGTGGGTTTTTCCGCGGGTTTCGTAGCGGTGCTTGTGCTTCCAGCTCCGGTCTTAGTTGCGGGCTTCGCGGGAGGAGACGCCGCCTTGGGAGCGGACGACAATGCCTTTGCAGCTCCGGAGGGCTTGACGTTGGCAGCGGTCGATCCAGCAGCAACTGACTTTTTACCAGCGGGAGTGGCGACAGTGACGCGGTTGTTTGCAGATGGCGATGCAGCCTTTGGGGCCGCAGCCAGAGCCTTCGCCGCGGGTGACGCCTTGACGGCGGCTGCCGACGAGTTTGCCGCAACAGTCTTTTTGCCTGCAGGAGTGGCCACTGACACAGTCTTGGTGGACTTGCTGGTGCCACCCGCGCCAGTCTTTGCAGTTGCAGCGGTCGGCGTGGAAGCCTTTGGCGCAGAGGCGACGGCCTTGGCAGCAGGAGACGCTTTTACGGCTGCTGCCGTGGACCTTGCGGCGACTGACTTAGTTCCGGCAGGAGTGGCGACGGACACGGTTTTAGCGGGTGCAGGAGCGGCCTTAGATGCCGGAGCTGCGGGCTTTGCAGGGGCAGGCGCGGATGCCCTTGCCGCCGGAGCCGGAGTGGCTTTAGCTGGCGCAGCCTTTGCTGCTGGCGTCGCGGCGGTCTTTGCGGGAGCGGCAGCAGGCTTCGCTGGTGCAGGCTTTGCTGCAGCAGGCTTTGCTGGCGCTGGCGCAGCCTTTACCGGAGCTGCGGACGGCTTGGCAGAAGCCGTAGCGGGCTTCGCGGAAGCGGAGGGCTTCGCTGGTGCAGCTGTGGCCTTGACAGGTGCAGATGCCTTTATGGCTGGAGCCGATGGCTTTGCCGGGGCAGGCTTAGACGGAGTTGCTGCCTTGACTGGGGCAGGAGCCGCCTTCGCGGGCGCAGAAACCTTCGCTGGAGCAGCGGTGGATTTGGCGGGAGCTGCTGGCTTAGAGGGCGCAGGCTTTGGGGCTGCGGCCACTGGCTTCGCAGGGGTTGACGCCTTTGCAGGTGCCGGAGTTGGCTTTGCAGGAGCGGGCTTAGCCGGGGCCGCTGCCTTTGTGGGAGCAGGCTTGGGCGGGGCCGACTTAACGGGAGCCGACGGCTTTGCAGCCACAGCAGGCTTTGCAGGTGCAGCGGCGGGCTTTGGTGCTGGCTTCGCCGGAGCTGGCTTCGCCGTAGAGGTAGCCTTAACGGGAGCCGGAGCCGCCTTGGTGGTGGCAGGCTTGGCCACTGGCTTCGGCGCAGGCTTCGGCGCAGGCTTCGGCGCAGACTTAGCCACCATCTTGGGGGCTGGCTTGGGCGCAGGCTTAGGGGCGACCTTCGGAGCAGGCTTCGAAGGGGCCGACTTTGACGGAGCGGAGCTCTTTGAAGCCGTAGCTTTACCGCCAGCGGCCATCCTTCGAATGTTATACATCAGTACATCTTTCCTTTGGTCTTGCCCTTCATGCAGCAACCATCGCCACGAGTGACCTTGCCACCCTTAGCCATGGCAATCGGCTTAGCCATCTTCTGCATTTCCATGCGGCGGGTGGCACCGGGCATGCCAGCGGCGCGAGATGCCGGAGCGGTGGCGATCTCTTTGCCCATGTTCATACGTCCCATCACTTCTTCTTCCCCTTCTTGGCTACGCCCTTGATGGTGCCCTTGTTCTCAGCGGCATAGAAGACGCGCTCACCGCGCTCCTTGCCATACTGCTTGGCCATTGCGGCCTTGATCTTCTTGCCCTTGGTAGTCAGTGGCATGTCGGCCTCCAGGTCACGGCTTCTTGGACTTGGATTTCGCACGATCCATGCGGTCACGCTCCATGCGATCATACATCTTCACGGTGCTGCTGGTCTTCGCCTCATTGGGGCCGACGATGTTCTTGATCAGGCGAGACTCCTGTGCCCATCCAGCTGCAGCCAGATTGTCCGTTAGGGCGGAATTTGCCCCCGGCTTGTCAAGCGCAGACTTCTGCGCCTTTCCAAGAACGTCGCGGCGTTCACCCGAGGTATTGCCACGCACGTACTGCTGCGCCCCACCAGTGGTGGTGTACGTCTTCTTGGGCTTCGATGGAGCCTTGTTGACGGTCGTCGCGGCGCGGGTGGTTCTGGTCTTGCCCTTCATGGGTGCCTCCTCAGCAGTTCCAAGCGCGCAGCGATAGCGCCTTGCGTGTGGGTTTACCTTTTTCGTCCTTCATTGGACCGGGCATACCGCCCATTCTGGCGCAGAACGACTTGCGCCGCGCCGCATCCTTCTTCGTCTTTGGATTCGGGGCGGGAGGCTTGAGGTTCATACCCTGAGCCTTGGCTGACGCCCGCCCCTTAGCGTTCAGGCCCCCTTTTGGGTCCTTCCCAGCTTTGCGGGTCCATGCGGGCGTCTTTGCCATGGAATCACCTTACGACCAGAACATGGTCTGAGCAGTGACATTGGTGGCGGTAGCCACAAACGGATCATCCTGAAACAGAACACCTGTGCCGGGGATGAAGATGTCGTAAGTGCCCGCGGCACCAAAATCCATGTCGATCTTGGTGGCTCCGCCGCTTCCGCTCGTGAGAGTGACGCGCCCAGCACCGCTGAGCGTGACGACAAGCATCCTGATCCGCACACGTCCAATGCCTACAGCGCCAGTCGCAGTTACGCGTATAGAACTTACGTCATATTCGTTGGCCATGAGGGCCTCCTATTAGCTGAGGGCTGCGCCGACAGCGGTGACCCAAGCAGAGCCAGTCGAAATCACGAGGCAGTACTGGTTGTCGCCTGCACCGTTGTCGCTGACCAGACGAACGTGGCCTGCGTTAGCTGCGGCAGCCGCGGGCAGCGAGGCCGTGGTCTGAGCGGTGAGAGCGATGAAGCTGGTAATGGTCACGTCACCAGTGACGGAGCCAACGAAGCCGTTGGTCGAGGTCACGGGACCGGAGAAGGTGGTCGAAGCCATAGCAGTACCCTTTGCACAAGGATTCGCCGCGCAGTCTGTGCATCGTCAGGTCGGGCGTCCTGTCTGCGTGGCTGATGTTACCCTGAGTGCAGTGTACATCATGGACAAAAAAGTTCCAATGAACTTTTCTATTCGGCCTCCGACAGCAGTAGGTACCTTGCGGCCCTGACGATGACATCATGGTCGTCCTTTAGTAGGCCGATGGCGCGATTGCAGTTGTGGCACAGGAGCCCACGGATAGTCCCGGTTCGGTGACAGTGATCGACGCACAGGTGCGTTTTGCCTTTCTGCTCACATCTGCAGATGGCACACACGCCCCCTTGAGCCGAAAGCATTACATTGTATTCGTTAAGATCGATTCCGAAGTGCTTCTTCAGGGTGGTGTTCCTGACGCGCTCAGGCTGCCTTTTCCTGTATTCGCGCATGTACGCCGCCCTGTCTCCGTCGAAATACCTCTCAGACCACACAAAGTTGTCAGGACCAATCGGCTCATGCGGCTTGAGGCGGCGCAGGCTGTGCCTATCTGAAGGCCTGTCTCCGACACTCGACGCAAATGTCCAGAAATCCGAGGACCACGCCTCGACCATCCCGTACCTATTTTTGTTCTTGTGCCAGTTCCAAAGCCCGTAAAGCGGATGCTTCTCACGCGATCCCCAGTCTGATGGTCTCATCTAATTCTCCAATGTAAAGGGGCGAGGTTTACCCCCGCCCCCTCATTATCCTTTCGGATTGTACGGTGTGTCAACCGTAATTATGCCCCGGGGCACCCATACATGCCCAGAGGATCAGAGACGCCGAAACTGTAACGCTCGCGAGCCTTGTAGCGGACGTTGCCCGTGTCAAAGTCTCCGTCCATAGACGTCGTCATCGCGGTACGCACGAAGTGCTTCATGCCATTCGGGATGTCGGTGGTGATGTACCATGCGTCAGCGTCGGTCAGGTAGTGGTTGACGCGGTAACCCTGCGGGATCGACCCGTTCGAGTTCAGCGCGTTGATGTCGTTGTCGGCGGTGCCGACGCGCAGCTCGGTCTCGAGGAGACGAGTTGCAACGAACATCAGACCCGGCGGAACGATCAGCTTGCGCGGACGGGCAGCGATCAGCAGGCCACGTTCGTCCTTGAACGCAGCGATGTCGATCACGGCCTGCTCGAGGGCGGTCTCGTTCAGGTCAACGTCAACCGCAGGACGGTTGGAGTTGGTGCCGCCAGCAACCGTCGGGTGCGCGGTGTTGAACAGGGTCACGCCGTCACCAGAGTTGAAGGTGGTGAAGCCCGTGTTCAGCAGCGAAGCAGCCTTCACTTGCTTGGTGTACGCCATGGCGCGAGCGAGCGCCTTGGTGTAGCGAGCCGACAGGGAGTCATAGAGGTTGTCCTCCATGGCTTCCTCGGTGATGGAGAAGCCCATCGCCACGGTCTCGTGGTTGTAGCGAGCAGTGAACGATTCCTGCGCGTTGTCGTAGGTGATGGCGGAGCCTTCCGGCTTGACGGGGGCAGCCCCGAAGCCCGACAGCTTCACTTCCTCTTCGAACGAACGGTCGGAGTTCTCGGTCTCGTAGATTTCCGAGTGCTCGTTTTCATACTTGCCGTACTCCAGACCGAAGAGGGCGTTAAGCCCCGGCAGGAGTTCTTTAAGGGCCTGTGCGCGTGAAATAGCCATGTGTCAGCCCTCCTTAGACGCCAACAGCAGCGGTCAGCTGCGTGTAGTTGAGTTTGACGACCAGCAGCGGGTAGGTGGTGCCAGCTTCGCCACCGCGGGGGCCACCGACGTAGTCGATGATTCGCAGCGGGAGGTTGGCGTCCGTGCCGATGGTGGACGCGTCGAGTGCAACTCGCGATGCTTTGAACGTGGTGTTCACAGCGCCCTGAACAATCGCGGCGTTCTTGCCGTAGATGTCCAGCGAGTTGGTGATGGCCTCGTCAGCCTGCACGACGTACAGAGCCTGCGGATCGTCAACGACGAACGCAAGGGCGTCCGAGGCAACGGTCCCGGTCGGCCACATGTTCGAGAACGTGATCTGGCCAGTCGAGGGGTCGGTGTACGAGCAGCCAACAAACACGCCGAGCATGGCGATATCGGTCGAAGTGTCGCCCGTGCCAGTCTGCTTGGTGATCGTGGTCGAGGTGCCATTGTCAACGAGGTTGACGATGTCTCCGGCGGCGATGTTGACGGCGAGGCCCGAGGCGATGGGGTACTGGCGGAAAACCTCCAGCGAGCCATTGTCGAGACGACCAGTTACACGCAGACCGAAGGGTGCATTAACGGAACCCATTGGTTCTCTCCTTCAGTGATCGGTGGGCCTCAGCCCTTACCGAATGTGGTTTTGGTTGAACGCTCAGGCCGAAGCACTGGCATTCGCGGATCGCTTTCGCGGAGATAGCTGCGGTCAACAGCTTCCATCTGGGCCGTGGCCTGATCGAGCTGTCCGACCGTGCGCTCCTCTGCGAACTCTGCAGGGATGCTGCACAGAAGCAGACCTCCGATTTCCAAGTTCTCTGGGAACCGGGAGTTGTGGTCCGACAAGACGTGCAGTTCAGGAAAGTCCTTTGCCAAGCACGGGGTGTATCCCTCGCGGAATCGGCTGGAGACGTTCTTGTTGTCCTCATTTCCCATTGTAGAGGTGCGAACCCAACGGAAGTGCAAACCGTCACGGGGCTCGGGGGTGGGGAGGAGAGATTGGCGTTGCCATCCT